AATCAATAACTTCTGTTGGAAATTTAAATTCGCTCATAATAACTTATTTATAATAAATATATACAAACAAAAAAAGTCTGGCAAAAACCAGACTTCCTTTGTACATTTTGAGTATATATTTTAGTAGTTCAGGATGCAATAATCCATAGCGACTGTCAATTGAATGTCTTTTAACGATTCACCTTGACTCCAATCACCATCACCAAAATTGGCTTGTTTAATAAATGCACCTTTAATGATCCATTCACCTACAACATCACCTACAGGACCTAATTCACTTAATGTGATGTCTTTCTTGTAGAAATCTGAGTAACCATCACGGCCTGTTACTGATTCGTGTGATAAACGAATCCATTCCATTACTACCTGTTCACCTGAAGGTGTTACAGGATCGTAAAGATTCAGTGTCATGTCTTGCCACTCAGCTTTTCCCTTAACTTTACGATATACGTTAATATGATCAACTTTAATTTCTTTTAAGTTAATATCAGGGAATTTTACTTTATGAACTAAGTAAGCAGGAACACCTTGAATAGTCATTAAAAAGCGGTTTTGAACTTTTGGTTCAAAAGCTGTAAACATTATTTCGTTAGGGTTTAATACTGGCATTGTCTTATGTTTTTATCTTGTTATAAATATGTTAAGCTCCAAAAGTCACACCAGTTGGGGTAATGTTAAAGGTAATGTAGATAAATTCAACTGTTTTAGCAGGTTGAATGTAAATAGCTCCTACCAATTGGTTTCTGTCAATTACGTCAGGAGTATTGTTACTGTCATCCATTACTACCTTATATGCATAAAGACCTTGTCTTTGTTGCACTGATTCCATGTATGGGTTAACTTGTGAAACGAAGTTATTTCTTGTAGTTAAAGTATTTTGTTCGAATAATAAGCTTTCAGCAACTACTCTAACATATCTCTTTAAGTTAATCAACAAACGACGAACGTTAATACGATCAAGAGCTGAAGCTTTAGTCTGTAATGTTTTCTGACCATAAGCTACTAAACCAACACCAGGGAAACTAGCAATTGGGTTAACTTTGTTTTGATATAAAGTATCGCGATCGTTTGTGCCTAATTTTCTTTCAGCTTGTAAAGCACCACCAACACCACCTCTGTTTAAACCAGCAGGAGCAAACCATTCAGCACTTACTCTGTCGTTAAATGCATAAACACCAGGCATTACTGTTGAAGCTGGAACCCATACTAACTTACCTGTAGCAGCACTTAATACTTGAACCCAAGGCCAGTAAGCAGCAGCATAGTTTGTATTTAATTGGTTAGCTAAAATACCAGGAGTATTAATTGTAGCTCCATATCCTGTTAAATCAGTAATATAGAAACAATCACCTCTTTCTTCAGCCATAGTAATATATTGAGATACTACGGTTGAATGATATTGTTGTGTAATACCAGGAGCTGAAATTAATTGAAAGTTGTATTCATCTGGATTAGCTAAAATATCATCAACTATAGTATAGTCAGATGCTACTAATCCTTGAGTAACTGTGCTAATGTTTTGATACAAGTTAGTTGTGTAATCTAAATCATTTCCTGTAGCTCCACCAAAACTACCTGATCCAGTTGTTGGAATTGAATTGTAGTATTGAGTTTTTGCAACACCATTATTGTTGAAATAGTTATAAGTTGGTGTTAATACTTCTTTTACTCGTACATAGCGAGAAGCATTAGCATATGATCCACTACCTTGAATATAGTATTGACCTGTTGAGCTATCATAAGCTACGGTTTGGCTGTAGTTACCTACTACTGCTTCAATGTAGTTAGCTTGATTAGGATCTAAACTTACATTAGTAAAGCTTTCCAATACGTTAGGATTTGTTGTTGTATCATCACCTTGACGAATTAACAATGTAAATGTACCACTAGCTGTATCAGGACTAACAATCTGCCATCTTACGTTATCTGCACTACCACTTATTAAGGAACCGTTTGTTTGAGATCCTTGGTTGTTGTTCATGATAATTCCTTCAGAAATAGTTTCTAAAGTAAATGCATATCCTGGGTTTCCATTAGCTCCATTTGCTGTGGTTCCTAATAAACCAGTACCACTTGATACGTATCCAATAAGAGCATAATTAGCATCATAATAAGGAACAGGATCATCTAATGTAATATAAGCTCCGTTATAAGCAGCTCCTTGAAGAGAAGCAGTTATAGCAATTTGGTTAGTACCAGAATTGTAATTAACGGCAAATAAACCAGCACCACTTGAACCTAAAACAGTATTCATTTTAGTTTGAAGATTTTGGTTCAATGTAGCTCTACTGTCAGATCCACTGTTCCAAGTGTAGAAGTAAACTAACCCGTCAGTATCATCTTGAGGAACTATTCCACTTCCTGAAGTGTTTACAGCTATGAATTTATACCAAGAATTTCCAAACACAAAGTTTGTTTGGAAGTTTGGAGTTACTTCACTTGAAGGAACAGCTGTTAAGTCTTCATAAAAGTTTAACGTAAAGCTGCTACTAGCGTAAGCTCCATTTGTTGCTGGAACTTGGTTACCAATACTAGAAGTAGCAGAAGAGTATGAACCAGAGGTAACTCTAGTTACTAATACACTTTCACCACCTTGTTGGAAGTAGTTGTAAGCAGCTATAGAAGTTAAAAATTCATAGTTAGCTGATGCGCTTTCAAATAAATCTCCAAATTTACTTTGGAAATCGCTGTAAGTTGTTACAAGAGTTGGAATATTAACACGACCTTTAACAGTAGGGCCTATTAAAGCTAATCCTGCTGTAATAGGGCCTGAAGTTATTTGAGAGGTGTCGTTTTCTCTCAATGATACACCCGGAGATAATAGTACTTCTGCCATTTTATTAGATTGTTTCTAGTAATAAATATGGAAAAGAATCTATAAAATGCTATTCAGCTACATTAGGGGAAGCAGTGAATTCACCTTTTTCAAGATTGATAGTTCCTACACCATACTTTTCGTTTAATTCTTTACCAATAGTTTGTTCTTCAGTTTTCAATTCGCTAAGAAAAGTAAGAACTTCTTCTTTACGAGACTCTAAATTGATTTTAGTAAGTTCAATGTTTCCTAATTCATTAATTACAGCATTGTACTTTTGTTGAACTGCTTGAAGTTGTTCAACTTCTTCGATTGTTAATTTTATTGTTTCCATAAATTTTATTTTATATAAATATATTAATTTTAATTAAAAACTCCATTTTCACATGAACTACATAAAGTAAAACAACTAAAAGGTTCAGGTAAAATATCATTATATTCTTCAGTGTATAGATTTCCGAGAATATGCTTTAATCCATAATCCATACAGCATAAAGAAACATCCCCGTTAGGTAAAACAACATTATGGTATAATTTTTCATCACATCCACAAGTCATTGTTTGATTTCCATGATCCATATGATTAAACCTGTCTTTTAATTTTTCTAATTCAGGTTTAATAATAGCTTCACCTAATAGATTTCCTGCTCTTGACCAAAACTCAGGAATATGAGCATTTGGAAAATAAGGTTTTACATCATCGTGAACCTCACTCATACTCATAACATAAAATCCTTGAATATAATTTTCTAATTCTTTAAAGCGTTTAACTACTTCAAGATACCTTGGAGTGATAGGATGTTTAGCGATCATTTCTTGGTCTGGGAGGTGTAAGCAAAATCCACCGTTAGGTCCTTTATTAAAAGGAATGTCTTTAATTCGTTCTACATCCTCCAACGTCATACCTACTCCTGTAGTAAAAGCACTCACTGGATGTCCTTGTTCATAAGCATACAGTAACATATCTGTACACTTTCTGTTTAACCACGGTTCGGTGAATCCTGAAAAGGTAATTCTTACTTCTTTAGGTAGTTTGTTAATTATTTTCTTAAAATTTTCCAAAGACATTGTTTTATCAGAGTCATAAACATCCAATAAAGTCATTTGAGGACAGAAAGCACAATCGATTACACATCCTTTTTTAGGAATTGATGTTGTAAATTCTAAAGTCGGGTAATCTGTTGTCTTCCACTTTTCTAATATAGTACCTCCTGAAAGCATGTATTCAGATGCATTCTTAGTTAAGTTAGAGGTGTTTAGCATCCGTTTTAATATCTTAGGATCTATTAATTCAGGATGTACCCACCAATCCTCAAATGTGCTGTTTTTATCAGGAGCAATATCGCCCACTACTTTAATATACCCTTTAGTTTTTAAAAACTCTCTAGATTTTTCTCTAACTACTTTAGTTTCGTCAGCATAGTAATCATGTTCAAAGGTGATGACAGCAAATTTATATTCGTCAAATGGAATTTTAGTTAATATTTGATAGCTTATTTCAGCAGGTTCACAATCAACTTGTAGATAATCAATAACACTTCCTGATGTTAATGTTTTTAACTCTTTTTTATAATCAATATCCAAAGCATTCATCATTATAATAGGACCTTGCCTGTCTGTTTCTAAGAATTTTTGTACTTCATCGGGATTAATTTCGACTGATATTCCACTCCACCCGAATTCTTTCTCTAAAAGATAGGTATTGTTGTTGTAAATAGGATCTGCTGTTCCTATTTCTAAATAAGTTCCTTTTGTTTTACCATCTAACATAGTTAATACAAACATGTCCTGGTATACTTGAGAGTAATTTTGTTTAATTTTTTCTACTCCTTTAAATTTATACCTTAGCTTATTTTTTAAATCAGAAGTATAAGGAACTTTAAAATACATTTCACCTTTAGTCAATCTAAGATTTTTATAGGTATCGTTAATGTATTGAGGAGACATTGTGTAATTTTTTAATAACTCACCAAACATTCTTCTAGCATCATCCCTACCTCCAATGTACCAAATTGTAACAGCTTTTTGAAAAAGTATCACGTATTTACCTTCATATCCAATATAAGTACGGGTCGGTATAGCGTTGTCAGCATAGTATTCTGCCTGACAGATTGCATTATGTGCTTCATGCCATTCATTATTCATTTCATAGATCTGGCTTAATAACCAAAATGCTTCTGGACGAGTAGGACAAACATTAATTGCATGGTAAAGTAAACTCTTAATTGAGAATAACCTATCTCCCTGTTTTTTAAATCCTAAAGCTACTTTAATTAATGCTTCGTAAGTTAAGTTATTATCTTCTGATAATTCAGCTGCTCTTAAATAAAAAGAAACTGAGGATGCTACGTGACCTTGTATATCATAAGCACAACCTACCTCGAAGTTTTTTTCTGCATTATATGGGTCAAAAATGTATTCTTGAATTTTATTGTTCATTGTTTAATAACTCCTCCACGAGGTTTTTAGGTACTGTTAAAGCAAAAGCTGCATTGTCTTGATATCCGTATGTAATAACTAAATCTCCGTTTATTTCAGCTGCACCACATACAAACTCAATCTGGGCTGTCATGAAGTTTACTGTGTCTGAATATTTAACTAAGTTCCAATCTTTATCCCAAAGTAGTAGTCTATGAACGTAGATTGAATCTTTATTATTTCCTTCATTATACCAGAAGGTACATTCGTGAATAATTCCTAACCTATATTCTCCCCAATTAATTATGTTAGATCCTCCTCGCATTTCCTGCTCGGTTGTAATAGTTTGAGGAACTAAAGCAACAGTTTTACTTGATTCTGTTTTTAAATCTACTTTTACAATCTCGGTTGGATTAGCCCACTTAACAAAATGGAAGGGCATATCGTTAATTGGCATCCAGTTTTTTTCGCAGTATGAATTAGGATCGTTTGGAGGTTGAATTCTGTACCTATTTACTTCTTTAACTTTATCTTTTAAAATTTTAATCTCGGAAAGTTCCATTCTACCTTCTCCATTAGGTTTAGTATCTCTTCTAACCCCACAAATAAAGTATTTATCATCCCATTTTACAATCCGGGCATCCTCTAACCCAATAAATTCCCAAACTGGAGGAATGTCAAAATTACTAG